TGTCGGTGGGGCTACTAGGCGTCGACTCTAGGGTTGTTGTGGATGCCGTACCAGATAGCGTGCATGTAACAGAGCCAGGTGGGGTTGTCGCGTTTGCGTCCGTAGACGTTCCAGCGGCCATCCGCTGCCGCCTGGCATCGGGTCTTATCTCGGTGGCGCAGTTGGCACTGCTTCCCTGTCGGTGCTGGCTTTCCCTGTACGCCCATTCGGTCCTCCTTCGCGGTCGGTGCCGAGTAGCACCTCCTCTACCGCTGCCAGGAGTATAGCCCATCTGTGCGATACAATCCAGTTCCTACCTGCGGCTCGCCTTCCCCTGTGCCCTTCTAGCAGCCCGATTTGCGGGCCGTAGGGCCTCGTTTGTAGCGCCACCGACCTCCGACGCCAGGCGTGCCAGGATCGGTCGCCAGTGGGACTCGTAGACCGTAGCCGTATCGTAGCCCTGGGCGAACTCAACGGCCTGGCGCTTCAGGTTCGCGTCGCCCTTCGCGGCGTACGACGACTCAAGCGCGGCAACGATCGAGTCGACGTTTGGCACCTTCCACCAACCGCCCTGCTGCTCATCCCATTCGGGCTGGCCTTCAACGACCCAGCCAGCGCCAGTCAGTTCGGGCTGCGCAGTCCACGCCGTTGTGATGACGGGGACGCCGCAGGCCTGAGATTCCACAACTGGAATCCCGAAACCCTCACCTCGTGAGGTAGCGAGAAACACGTCGGCGGCTGAATACAACTGCACCAGCACCTCTTGTGGGATGCCGTTCTTGTAGGCGTACTGCGGCACGATCTTGACGCGGTCCATTGGCGCGTTGATAGCCTCTAGGAAGCGGTCGATCTTGCAGCCGTTCGCAATGCCCGTCACCTCGGTGTGCAGGTACAGGTAGGCGTCGGGATGCTTGTCGGCAAAGGTCCGCCAGGCGAGGAGCATTTCAGGCCAGCACTTGCGGATCGGTACGTTCCCCTTGTTGGCCGCGTTGATCATCGTGAGGTGCGCGTCTGCGGGAATGCCCATCTGCTTGCGGGCGTCGGACTCGGTCGGCTTGAACACCTGGGTGTTGATTGAGTGCGGCGCGTAGAACACGCGCTCGCGCGGTACGCCAGCCTTGAGCAACTGGTCCTCACCGAACCGACTCATGGCGATCGCGTAGCGGCGCCCCTGGCGCTCGGTGAACCAGGCGAGTACGGGAGCGGTGATCGGTTGGTGGTCGATCGGAACCCAGGCGGCTACGTTGAGCAGGTCCCAGGCTGGCCCCTTAAAACTCCACACGTCGTACAGCGAGATCGTCCAACCGAGCGAGTTTCCCTGCGTCCAATCCGCAGCCTGGTAGGGAGCCGTGTCGTTGCTAAACGGATCGAGGCCGTGTGGGAAGTGTGGAATGCCCTGCCAGTCGAGCACCGAACCAGCGACGCCGTAATTGGCCATCACGGCTACGTCGTGGCCGTCTGCTTTTAGCCTCGGTGCAAGTTCGCCTGTCTGCTGGCCATATCCCGTGGGCGTCCAAGCAGCATTACTAATCCACGCGATCTTCATCGCTACCTCCTCCTCGGCAGTTGCCGACTATGCGACGGAGTTTACAGGGTCCAGTTTTGTGACCTCTACCGACGCCTCTACCGTTACGAAGTCGTCACCGCCATAGGAGTCCGTTCCAATGTCGGTGCCGCTTACCGTTGCTGAATCTACCAGACCGCCAAGAGTCACCGACGCAACCAGGAAGTCCCGCATGGCCGTGCGATAGGCGTGCAGCGCGGCAAAGCGGCGAGCGTAGTCCGTCTGCGACCCCAGGAAGAGGCGCACGGTGAAGCGCAGCGTGATCAGGCGGTTGCCGCCCCCTGAGCCGTACGACACCGAGTCGGCGCCTGGAAGGACGAAGGCGTAGGGGAGGGTGGGTAGGTTCTCGCTCGGCGTAGCCGTAGCGCCGCGAATCGGTGCGTAGGTGGCGCCCACGGTCATAAGCGCAGCCTTCGTCGCAATAGCCTGGGCAATGGCCAGGTCGCTGATCGCCATTAGATCGCCGTCGGTCGCTTGAGGCGGTAGCGGGCCAGGGTTTCACGGTCGCGTGCAGAAATCGATCGGGAGATTGTTGGACCGCCGTACTCCATCCCACCGACCTGGTCGGTCTGCCCTGCTTGTCGCGCGTACCAGGAGCGCACGGCCATCACCTCGGCTACCTCTTTAATGTCGTCAGGTACGTGGGGAAAGCCCCAGGTGGCCGTGATACGGACGGTGTTAAACCCCTCATAGAAGATCGGCGCGTAATTGCCCGCGCTTGGAATATTAGTCATCAGAATCTCCGTGTGCGGAAACTCAGGGTCCTTCTCCTGGTCGGTGGGCCGTAAGAAGAAGTCGGTGGACGGCACGGTGTTGTAGGGGCCGCCCGTGTAGGTGGAGATCTCTAGCAGGGTGACGTTGCGCACTCCGCGCGGCACTTGAAAGAGGCGCGGCGTGATGCGGTCGTACCCGTCAAAGGAGTATGTGGCGCTGCCAATCGGCGCCAGGACGCGGCCCGTGTAGGCCTCGATGTACGCATCGACCTGGTCGCAGATGCTGGTGAGCATCGTAACGTCGGCGGTTCCATAGGAGCCAGCAATCCATCCAAGTCGATCCTGAACGGAGGCAAGGACGGCGTAAGTGCCCTGTGCTGTTCGTGCCATGCGTACTCCCCTCTTAGTGGTGCGCCCCCCACCCCACCAGAGGGGTGAGGGGCGCGGTTGCTCTAACGAGCGACTCGGCTATTAGCCGCGAACGCCGTTGATGACCTCGACTGCGGTTGGCTGAATCACAGCCAGGGCGGAACGCGCGATTGCGCGGTACGCACTCTGGTCGGTGGCAAAGCCTACCTGGTCGCTGAAGGCCAACTCGACACCCTGGCGCTCCAGGATGACGATCTTAGAAGCGTCACCGATGTACACGTTGGAGCAGTCAGTTGACGTCCCCACCGTGTTGGCGATGCCGATCTGCGAGGTCAGGTACACAGGAATCCCCATGACCATTGCGCGCGGGCCGTTTGCGCTTCCTGGAATCTGCCCGCCGAAGAGCGCAGGAGCGTTGTAGCCCTGAGCCGACGACAGGATGTAATTCCCGCTGGTGTCCTTGATCTTTGCGAGCGAGTTCAACGTTCGTGGGTGGCAGATGATAAATCCGCTGCCCTGCTGCGGCTCAACATTGTTGACTCGCAGGTTGTAGATCGCGTCGTAAAGGTTATCGAAATTCAGCGTGCCGCCGTTTGTACCAGCCGCAACCGTGCCAGGAACTGGTCCTGCCGTGGTGCCGCTGTACGCCGAAAGGCCCGTGATGAAACTTCCAGTGCCTGCACCCTCAAGGTACTGAGCGTCCTGGAAGAGCGCAACGTCACGCAGAAGCGTCGTCGTGATGAACTGCGCCCAGGCTGGGTCCGCATCGGCCAGCAATTCGTTGCTGAAGACACGATAGCCATACTGCTTCTTAAGAGTGATCGACTGCTGCGCGAATGTTACGTCAGCGCTTGAAAGTGCTCCTGCTTCGGCAGCGGATGCTGCACCTGCGCGAGCCGACTCTCGTGGAAGGTACACAGTCGTTCCCGTCTTGACTGGCATAACAGATACGCCAGGAAGATTGCGAACCACGATCCCTGGAACCAGCGCGTAAGCGAAGGCCTCCTGGAGATACTGTGGTGGAACGAGCGCGCCACCAGCACCCGTGGTGCCTTCAGCGTTGGCCTTGATCGCGGTGTGAACCAAATCCGAATGCTTGGACTCGCCCATAGCCTCAAAGACCTGAGCGGCTTCCTGCATGTTCTTTGGCCAAACGACTGAGCGGGACGAAGGTGCATCCTCGCCGCCTGCGTACCCGAAAAGGGCCGCTGCGGTCTGGGTGAAGTCCTTCTCGTACTCGTCCGTCTTACCGTTGAACCCGCCACGGAAGGCGGCCTTCATTGCTGCGCCGACCTTCGGCATTCCATAGGAACGCTTGGTGATGTTAAACGCCTTCGGTGCCGATGGGCGGGACTCTTCGTCCACAGTGTTGACTGCCTTGATGGCGTCAGCAACTGCGTCGGATACAAGACCCTTTACGTCGTCAGCCGACAGAAACTTCTCTGCCATTGTATTTCTCTCTTTCTATTTGCGGTCGCGGGTGCGACCGATTGCTACCAGCGTCTGCTTGCGGATTTCCGCACTCAGCGCTGCTTTGACCGCTGCCAGGTTCCCCTCTGCTCGACTAGGCTTTCCCGCCAGGACGGCGAGGCTGGCCATAGGCGACGCGATCGGCGTCTCCGTTTCGGTTTCATCTTCAACCTCGTCCGTAGGCGAGGTGCCTTCAAGATAGGTGGCAAGTTCCCCTGCCAACTTCTCCAGTGCATCTTGACTCTCCGTGAGGCAATTGACAATCACCTCGTTGTTTTCGTCGGTGGCCTTTGCCAGCGCCTCGGCAATTTCACCCAGGGTGTATTCGGTGGACTCAACCAACTTGGCGATCGACTGCTCTAGGGTATCGCTCTCTTCGTTGGCCTCTTCCTCTGGCGCGCCTTCCTCGGCGTCCTCGATTAAGAAGTCGGCCTTCCATGACCGCCTTCCCCTGCCTGGATTCTTAACGAGATCCCTGAAGTGCGCGCGAGCGCGTTCACGAATGTCCTTGAACCGCCCCAGGTTGTCAGGGTTGACCACGTCATCAAGACCGAAAGACGCAGCAGTCCTGTCGTAGAGCAAATCCAATGCGTCGGTCAACTCTTTAGGTTCGCTGTTGCGACTTGCGCGAGCCGAAGCGCGTGCGAATTCCGCAAGGCCGCCACCGACGTTTCCCTGGCGGAGAAGCGACAAACCCTCCGTGATGTTCTTCTCATATGCGGCCTTGAAATCGGCAACCGCCTTGATGTCGTCTGGGTCCTCTGGGTCGATTGGCTTGATGTGCTCCTGGACCTTCGCAAGCGACTCCTTTGCATACTCTCTGGCCTCGCTCATTGCGGCTCGCGGGTACCCAGACGGATGAAAGATACGACCGCGCCACGGAAGAGAGCGATTACCGTTTCCACGTTCTGTCACTTTTGGCCCCGTACTCGCAGGGAGTTTTGGCTCTCGTGAGATTGACGGCCTTTCGCTTCTGTCGGAACCGCCGTCGCCAGCCCCATCGCGGTTACCGTGGTCGCCCTGGTCGTGGTCCCCGTGCTTGCGGGACCTGGACTTTGTCTTCATGTAATCCTCAACCGCTTGCTGGTCCTCGTCATCCACAAAATTACGCAGAAAGCCTTTGGCCTCATCAATTACGCCGACAATGTTATCAAAATCTTTGTCGGTGATTTCGGAATCAAGGTCAATAAGGATCTGAGTTGCTTCTCGGAAAGCGCTCGATGCCTTCTCGACGTCCTTGCTGGAAAGGCTATCGGAAGCCGCTCGCAATTTATCTTGGATCGAGAAAATTTGATCTGCGGCCTTGTCGCTGATCTCTGCCTCAAGGTTGATGGATACATCTGTGAGTTTATCGGCAGAATCCCTAATGCTCATGACCGCGTTACCGTGAGCCTCTTGAATGCGAACGTAACGTTCTGGCTTAGGAGAGCCACTGGAGCGGTCGCTACCGCCCGACGGCTTGTCGCCGCTGTCGGAACCGCCACCCGAAGCGCCGTCCCTGTTTCCGTGATCGGCCTGGTCATGATCACCGTGCTTGAGCGACTTGCTGGACTCGCTTTTATCTCTGGCAAAGATCGCCATGCTTTGAAGGTCGTCGTAGATGTTTGCGAGATCGCTGTATCCACTATCTTCTGCGTCTGCAAATGCAGACATGGCCAATCGTTCAACCTGGCCCCAGGCGCCATCTCGAGCGTGCTTATCAATCATGTCCAACCTTGCAGAGTGGTCATCCTCATCTCGCGGGCTGATGCTGCTCAAGGCTTCCCTGGCCCTGCCGATATACATTGTGGCCCGATCCCTATCCACTCGTGGTGTCCCGCCAATTGTACGTTCGCGCTTTGGCTTATTGTCGCTCGGCAGCCTGTTATTGTTACTCGGTACACTTCCACGAACCTCTCGTTCGGAACCGTCGCTGCCAGCGCCGTCACGGTTACCGTGATCGGCCTGGTCATGATCGCCGTGCTTCAGCACGCGCAGCAACTTGGCCGCGTGGCGCGCTGGCGTCGCCATGCTCTTGACGACGTACGCCGTCGGGTTGGCGGGGTTCGGGGTAAGGCTCAACTCGACCACAGGCCAGTTGAGAATCTCGCCGTTTTTCTGGTTCACCTTCACGAGGTGGCCCATCGTTGCAGAGGAAAGCCCCAGGGCGTCCTCGGTGAGCAACTCCTTGATCTCGCTCAGGTACGACGAGCGGGCGCTCAACTGCGCGCGCACCCAGACGCCCTTTGCATCAACCTTCTCAACGCCCCATCGACCGACAACCTCGGTCTTGACCGTTTCGTCCAGGCCGTGCTGGTAGAGGAGCGGGCGGGAGCCGTCAGGAATAAGGTCCCAGGCGAAGTCGGTCTTGGCGGAGAAGAATTGCCCGTGCAGGTCCTTGCCGTTGATCGGGCCGCCGAACGGAATGCCGAGGCCGCGAACCTCTAGGGTTCCGTCCTTTCGCTGCGAGAACTTAAGCCCTGTCATCCCGTACTCCTTCCATCCCTACAAACCCCTCGGTGGGTACGCCTTCTGCAATCTGCGTTGCATTGTAGCGCCTACGCAGGCCTAACTCTAGCGCCTGGTGCGCCTTTGCGGATAGCACCCGCCCTACCAGGGCCGTGGAGTCGAGCGGTTGGCCCGCCAGGTACGCCTTCACGGCGGGTTGGCGGTAGAGGCCAGGGGGTAGCACGGCCTTAGCAGGCGCGCTATCTGGCCAATCGGTCAACTCGACCTCGGCAGTCCACCTTCCGTCTGGCCCGACAAACGGATCACCAACCAGCGTCATCACGGAGCCAGGTGGCAGGATAATTTCTTGTTGATCCATGTCGTACGTTCCTGCTGGCACTTGAATTCTTGGAGCGCCTTCAGGTACGAGAATCTTGAGCAACAGCCCGTCGCCCATCGCGTCCATGTCCTGGGCAACCACGGGGTCCAGGGACGTGCTGGCATTACCCTTGTCGGACGTCTTGCCGCTATCTTTCAATTGACTCAGAACCTTTTCAGCGGCAGGGCCAGAAATGGTTCTGAACACGGTCTCTTTGCCGCCAGGCTTAAAGAGGTGGCCAACTGGATTGTCTTTTAAGGTGCCGCTACGAAGCCCCTCGTTAACCTTGAACGAATCTTGAGTGTAATTGGCCAAAGCGTTGTCGCTACCCCCACCAGCACCATCGCGGTTCCCGTGATCGGCTTGGTCGTGATCGCCGTGCTTGATGGCCAGGAACTTTGCGGGAGTGTCGAGTTGGCTGACTGAGAACCCTTCGCCGCTAGGCTGATCAAACGGATCAAAGACCCACGCAGTTCCACTGTTCCCTGAAACGGTAGCAAACGGATCGGCGTCCAGGGTTGATGCAATTCTCTCGGCAAGGTTCACAAACGGTCGTGCTGCGCCCTGGCCTCCGTCGTCAGAACGTGCCTGGCCAACACTCGTCAGCGAGTTGGCAATTGCCTCTGCTGCTCCGTACGAAGGGAGAACCAATCCGCCTCTTGGATTGCTAATAGCCTTCTCAACGGCCTCACGTGCGGCTTTCTCAAATTCATCGGAGTACCCTGAAACCGAGCCTGGACCCTGACCCCACAGGGTCTTACTAAGCGCCTCGGCTTGCGCCCTGGTGATTGGTACCGTAGCAACGCCGCCAGCGACAGGGGT